AGCAGTGCACTCCTTTTATTTCGATATGGCCAGTCATGCCTTTAGCTATTGTTATGTTTTCTTTTACAAAGTCTAGGATTTCTTTATCTGTTAGTTTCATTGTTTTCACCCTTTAGCTTTTCTCCTCACCCTCAAACACCACTTCCTGCAACAGTTTAGCTAAGTACCACTGAGCCTTCTGTAAGTCTTCTGCTGGCTTACCCTTGTAGTCGTAACGCCAGAGATACTTCATGCAGTTTCCCTTGAGGTAGCCCTTGAAAGCTTCAGGAGTCATCGACTCTTCAATGGCTTCAATACATTCAATGTTTCCAGTGTTATAGTGCTTAGGCGAACCTACCATGTCTTCTTCTTCTTCTTCATAAAAGATTTGTGACTCTAGTTCTTCCTTCGACATTTCTTTTTCTTCTTGGGCTGCATCAAGATAGACCTTCATCAGAGACTCATCTATTGTAGGAGTTGGCACCTCCAGTGCTGGGTGTTTCTTTCGTAGTCTATCCCACATTTCTGGTGTTGCGTTATTAATACTCATTGTCCAATCCTCTGTTTTGAAGTTTTCGAGTGCGTTTAAAAGGCTCTGCTTTAGCGTGTTTTGATAGTGCTGTATCAAGCCGTTTAAGTTTCTTTTTCTTCTTTCGTAAGTACCTGTCTCTTCTTTCATCTTTTCCATACTCTATCTCAGTCATCGAAAGTTTCTCGCTTGTCTGCGTTAATCCAACTGTCCGGTATACTGTCCTCGCTATACCATCTAAATCCTTTGGAGCTTGCCCACTCTCCGTGAGATCTTTTCGTTCCGTCTTTGCGCCTAGTAGCTTGAGGCATCGGAGCGCTGGGGTTAGCAAACAAGAACACTAGCTCAACATCATCCGGCAACACCTTGCTTATCCAAACGTACTTGCTGTATTCCGCAAAGTCCCAGAACCTTCCCTTGGCTTCGAGCAGTATCTTCTTCCCGTCAATCTCTCTTACAAAGTCTGGCTCGTACTTGTGGTCAACTGTGTAAGGAATTTTATCAACGTGAAAGCTCCATGAATCTAAAATGCCTGAGTGCAGTTCATATTCCCAGTTAGAATCGTAACCTGTAACTATGTCTTTTTCTACTGGCCGTTTAACTCTTGATTTACGGTAGCCCCGCTTTACCTTTTTCAATGTATTTGAGCCTCCCTTCTTTCTAGTTCAGCAGCTATAAGAACTCCAAGAGCTGTTAAGAAGTCTGAATCTATATCAGCTATCGAGCCTTTCTTGGCGTATAAGAATTCCCCCATCATAACAAGCATCTGTTCTATAGACATGTTTAACCTTCCACTTTTCTAAGCAAATGATTGATGGTGAGATCTTCAAGTTTAACAGTAGGAAAAATCTTTAGCGCTTGTTTAATTTTCTTCTGTGTCCACTTTTCAGTGTAGGCGTTTAACAAAAACTTACCTCCTCCATAAAAGTGTGTCTGTTCAGGAAGAAGCTCTCTAAAAGTTTTTAAATTTACTTTGTCTGCCTCTTCTTCTGACAGTATTGAGCGCAACCAAGTAACAATTATCTTGGAGGACTGGAGTTTAATACGCTTTGATTTTTTACGGTTCATAAAAATTCTTCCACTTTAGGTTCTGCTACCACTTTGGTTAAGTGTGTGTAGCCATTTGAGTATTTGAATGTGCGTAAGCCTTGTCCATCATTAGAGTCTTTAAAGCATTCGTACTTATACTTGCACCAGCCACAGCCTTTAGCTAATTTCATGTTACCTTTCTTGCCATCTGGTATTGGATCATAACAAATAGCAGGAGGAACATCAAGCTCTAATGCAGGAAGTAGTTTATCAATAGAAGATTTAATGTTTGGCTTATCTAGATCGTCCGGGATATACATGCACAACTCACCGCTCTCTTTGTTTAACACCAAGAACCCGCCGCCTTCTGTGCCTTCTGCTGCCTCGTATCCTGCAAGCTGTCCTAAGTAACCGAAGGGATCGTCTTGTGCTAAGCGCCCTTCTTTAAACTTGTTGAATGCAAAACGAGATGCGGTCTTAACATCAACCACTTCGCCATTAATCTTGCAGTCCATGTGACCCACGATGCCGTTAACTGTAACTTCTTTCTGCTCGTCTGTTACTTCGTAGTCCACCATGCGTACTAACATCAATACAATCTCTTCAAGCAAGTGACCGTACAAGAACTTAATCTGTGTCGGGCCATCAACACCGCCACGGCCTTTAGGATCACGCTTCTCGTACCAAAGCTGTCTAGCAGGCTTACCTACGTTAGACATCCGAACAGTGAAATCAGAGTCTCGTTTCCGTGGTGTTGCCCAAGACATCAAGGCTTCTTTCATTCCTGATATAGTCCGGTCAATGTTCTCTTCGGTGAGTGATAAAGGCTTGCCATCGTCTGATAGCTTCTCAAGCTCGCTGTAAATTTCAGGTACTAATAGATGTAAGCTCATTGCTATACGCCTTCTATTGTTTTAATTGTATTCTTTATGACGCTTAGTTCTGCTTTGAACCACTCGCCTCGATGTTCTGAATCTTTTAATAGACTATGTACTATCTTTTCTGCTTTCTTTCTATCCTCAAAGTACTTACAGTATTCTACAGCATAGTCTCTAAAAGGTGAAGAGGTTTGATACTGTGCGCATCTATCATAGGCATCAACAGCCATCCCAACTTTAAACCACCCTTCCCAAGATGGGTTAGAGATTATATATACATAGCCTTCAACAATATCTGAATACTGATTCAGTGCTGAGAAAGCTGCTCCTTCAAAAGTTTTAAACCTTCCCGGAGAATGTAACGGATGAGTCTTTGGAATTTCTTTTCCGTTTACATACATCCTCAGAGCGTCCCTAGCTTTAACTGCTGAGGGGGTATCTTTGTAGTAGTAAGGCTTATTGGTTCTAGGATTAATGTTCATTTTGTTTCTCCAAAAAAGTTATATTGTATGGGGTTAGTGTGTTTCACTCCAGTTGTCTCCAACATTATAGTCTCCGTCTAAAGGACAAGTGAGTTCAAGTATCTCTCCAGCTTTAACAATAGCTGAAACACCTAGCTTACCAACAGCGTCTGCATGTTCTTCGCTGCATTCTATCTGCCACTCATCGTGGACATTGGCTACAAACTTAGCATCTAATCCATTCTGAACTATCATCTTTTGTAAAATAATAAGTGCCTGCTTCATAACAATAGCACCGGCCCCTTGTAACAATGTATTAAGTGCTGAATGCTCAGACCTAACGGTCAGCTTGCGACCATCTAATGCTTTAACGAATCCGCTTTTAGCTTCTCGCTGTACTCTATCCGTAAGAGCCTTGAATGATGGGAGATTATCAAAAAAGCGTTGTCGAAGTCCTTTACCAGCTGCTCTACCTCTTCCAGCCACAGACCCAAGCTTTGCATCTCCTGCTCCGTACAAGAGGGCATAGATGAAAGTCTTTGCCTGATTTCTCGATTCAAGCCCTGCAAGTTTTTGATTAGCGGTGTGTATGTCTCCGTTAAGGATTTCATTTGTATAGCCCTCGTCATTTAAATAGTGTGCAAGCATTCGAAGTTCTAAGCCAGAAGCATCAATACCAACAAGCTTATAGCCCTTTGGTACAGTCCAACAAGATCTACATTCAGTACCATAAGGTGAGTTGCTGCTTGGGATCTGTGCCATGTTAGGATGAGAGTGAGTCATGCGGCTCGTAACTGCACCATTAGGATTAACATAGCCGTGGACTCTCCCGGTTTCTTCGTTAAGTTCTTTTATCCAGCTTTTAGTTTGAGCCAAGCGCTTCTGCAACATAAGATACTTAGCGATCATTGCAGCCTGTGGGATGTTCTTAACTCTACTGAGCGTTCCTTCATCTACAATCGGCTGTCCTGTGGGTGTGTGCTTAGTGGGCTTCCAGCCAAAACGAATCAGGTATTCTCCGATCTGTTTTCTAGAACCTAAATTAAACTCTGTCTCAGTGTGCCGTGCAATCGGCTTAGAGTCCATGTCTAAAGTTAAGCGCTCATATTCTTCTGCGGTTAAGCGTGTACCATTTCCGTGTTGGTCAGTCGCTGTCTTAGCTAGTGAGCCAGTAGCTGTAAACTTTGGTGAGAGTATCTGAGTTGTAATGACAGGCCGGAACTCTTCGTGAACTTCTACTGTAATGTCATGCAGCTTAGTTTCAAACATAGCCATCAGGCCCATGACCTTCTCAACGTCCAGTACAAACCCGTTGCTGCGTTGCTCGTCAATGATCTTAGCTACTGCGTGTTCAATCTGTACTGATTGTGGTGTGAACCCACGGCTCTCACGCTTCAAAGCTTCATAGACTTTAGTATTCAGCAGCACATCGTTCTTACAGTACTCTAACATCTCAGGGCTGTAGACATCCCACGCATCTTCTTGTTGTCCAAAGTCTCCTTTCTTGAATCCCAATCTGTAGCCCCATCCCTCTAAGCCATGGTTGCCCTCTCGTGTTGGGTTAAACAAACGTGATAGAACTAATGTGTCAACAATCTTCTTGTCAAACAGATCAAGACCAGCAATCTTTTTAATTGCAGGGATGTCATAGCCTATTAAGTTGTGTCCAATTAGTTTAGTTGCAGTACGCAACAGTTGATAGCCTTCTTCTAACTGGGTGTTATCAAACGTAAACACATCCATAGTGTCTACGTCTTGCGCCACGATACAATGGATCTTCGTAGGGTTTAAGCCATCTGCTTCTATATCAAATACTAAGTTACTCATATTATATCTCCGTCAAACTGGTCAGCATCATAGTCACTTATTTCTTTCAAGCGTCCCGTTGTTCCATCATACAACAGACTACATGCTACTCCAACATCGCCGGTGTATCTAGACTTTAACACTCTGACCTTGGTGGTAGAAGCCTCGATGTCATCCTCTGATTGTTGATTACGCTCAAGTGCAATCACGCAGTCAGATAACTGAGCAATAGACTGTGAGCCTCTGAGATGTGACAGACCTGTCTCGATACCGTTCTCATGTCCACGGTTGCCTTCAACTCTACGAAGATGGGACACTAGGATCATGCCGCACCCTGTCTCTTCTACCATAGTTCTAAGGCGGTGCATGATACCATCAATAGCTTTACGCTCATCGTTCTCAAGCGTAGACAGTACAAGCATGTGAAGGTGATCGACTACAAGCCATTTACAATCTAAGCCAATGATCATGTAGCGTAGCTTGCTGAAGATGTCATCGAGATTGTTGACACCGTGGTGAGCATGAATCCAAACACGTCCTTCGTTCTTACCCATGAATACTTTCTTGAAGCATTGGTCTAACTGATCATCTGTGAACTTAGACTTAACGCTATCAAGGTGCAGCTTAGCGTTAGCCTCTACTGCCATGATACCTTCAGCAGTACGTGACCAGTTCTCTTCAAGAGCTACGACACCTACATTATCTTCTGTGTTCTCGATCAACCAGTGTTCTATCTCACGAGTAACAGATGACTTACCTAGACCTGTGCCGCCGGTGAGAGTAACTAACTCGCCAGCTCTCATGCCTTCTAGCTTTTTATTTAAGCCGTGCCAAGGGTAGGGGATAGCTGTTTTCTTTTCTGTTCTGAGCTTCTGGTATGCACCAAGCTGGTCAGATAGATTCAATACACCGGAGGGTGTGTAAATTTTAGCGTCCCAGAAAGCACTGACATATGCGGCGTGTCTACCTTGACGCAACATATCGTTGGCATCTTTGTAGTCCACAGGCAATGTCATTATCTTAGCTTTGCCGGGTGTTAATAGTTTTGCAATTGCTTGGGCTGCATCTTTGCCGGGCTTGTCATTGTCAAAGTTGATGACAACAGAATCAAAGGACTCAAGGTATTCTAAGTTTTCTTTAACATCTTTAATGCCACCCTGTGCTCCTGACTTTATGGATACGGCTGGCCATTTGCTACCCATGAGTTCGTATGCAGCCATCGCATCACACTCACCTTCTGTCAGCGTCACGAACTTGCCGCCAGCCTTGAACAGGTTCTCGCCAAACAATCCTACTTCCTTAGGGCTTCCTGTCCATGCAAAGTCTTTATTAGCTTTGCGTATCTTAGTGCCAGCAAACTCGTGGCCATTGTAATAGGGGTAGTAGTGCTTATCAATCTTACCGTTTACCAGCGTTGACTTAACGCCATATTTCTTTGCTGTTTCTAAACTAATCTTTCGATCTGTTAATGGATTAAAGGATTCAAAACCTTGTGTCTCCATGCTGCTATTCCTCTGATACGTTTTGAAGTCCGTTATAGTATCGTTATTTTGGGGCACTTCCGATGTGCTATAATTTTTAAAATATGTATTGCAGCTAAAGCAAAACCCAGCTCCTTTATCATCTAAAGAAACTGGGTCACTTCCGCCGCATTTGTTACATGGTAATTTATGCTTAACAAATGCCATCAGGGTTATTCCTCAGTGGTAATATCAGTTCCATCTTCCGGAGCAATACTCTCTTCGGTTAGGTGGTTAGTTTTAAGATCTTCAATGAGCGTCATGCTTGCTGCTTGCATCAGGCTTGCAGTCATTGTAGCTTCTCGAAGTCTTGCATCAGCATCCAGCAAAGCTTTTACAATTGCTTGGCCTTCTACTGAAAACAATTCGGTTTCATAATTTACTTCATCAAATGTAATAACACTCATAATTCATTCTCCATTTCGTCATCTTCAAAGGCATCAAACTCAGAGCCATCGGGTGAACCTACTTCTACTAGATCAAGTACTTGCATAGCTTGAAAGTCTAAACCCTTAAAGGTTGTTCCTTTCCAAACGCTTTCCCATTCTTTGTATTGTACTCGAACAACTGAGCCATTACCTACACGGGCATCCAGCGGATTCTTGTACTTGTCAACTAAACGAGGGCAATCACGAACCATACCGTTCGGCCCGTTGACTTTACGCTTGATGATAACAGCTCTGCCTTCGTCCATATTCTTTATAGTATATCCGCGCTTCTCGAAATCATCTGCTGTTTGATCATCAACTACAAGATTAACTGTATACACAGGCTCGTAGTTGGTGTTCGGTGTTGTAACACTTGCCCAATAAGCTGTGCCATTTACTATTGCCATGTTGCTTTCCTTCTGTTGGTTTAAAAATGTTTGAGAATTGTATCAGTTTAAATATTAAGCAGCAAGTATTATTTATTACCTGCTGCATCATCGTCCTTGTAGTCTGCTTCCTTTACAAAGATGCCATCTACCATCATGCCCCGGCGATCCTTAATGTCTAGGTACGCATGGTCTATACAGTCTTTCAAGCTCAGATTGTTCCTGACACAAATATTAATCAGGATAACCATGATGTCTCCGATGTCATCAATGGGTGTCTTATTTTTGCAGATGCTATCAGACAGCTCACCTAGCTCTTGGATTAGTTTAAGGACTTGCGCTTTGTCGCTAGATCCGTGGATCAAATTGCGAGCTAAGTGCCAAGACACTACCTGCTGTATTGATATTTCTATGCCTCTATTTTCTTCTATCATTGGTTACCTCCAGTATAGTTTCGTATTCAGTCCGGTCAATGATGTACTGAATCACGTTCTGCTCTCTTACGTTGTAAACTTTACAAGCTGTACTAAGCGGAACCTTACCATCCGCTACATCTACTGCTGCCTTAGCTGTTGCAATTGCTTCGGGGCTAGGGCTTCCGCTCATTGTTTCTTGGAACATCTTTTCCTCTCCTCGTCTTTCATTATTTCTGAGGTGTGTAGAAATTTTAAGCTCAGTGCTACTCCCATCGTAGCTGCAAACAATAACAATATATCTTGCATGTTAACCTCTAGTTCTTAGGCTTCTCTGGTTTCTTTGGGTCGTCTTTAAGTTCTTTAAAAGTCTTTCTAAATATAGCATCAAAGTTATTATCAAACTTTTCTTTATCTACTGGGCGGCCTGCACTTCCTTTACCGCCGTGTGTTTGTCCTGTTGCCATCACTCTTCTCCGTCTAAGAACACTTGTCCGAATGTAATAACACAGAAGGGCAGAGATAAAACAATACCCTCGAACTGTGCTGCCTCATAGTCACCGCCGTCGATCGTTACCCAGACAGCTCTCGTTGTGGTGAACTCTAAATCTAAACCCACGCCATTGCGCAGGTTCAAACTCAGGTTATAAATTCCAAATGTCTTAGTCATATTAAGCTGCCTTCATGTAGTGATTAGATTTAACAGCTTCTCGCACTAGCTGCTGTCGTTGATTCTGTACTGCTGCAATGTTCACTTCAGTGCTACGTCTAGATGTTGTTGCATGAGTTGACCAGTCAGTCAGTGCATTATACACGGCCCAGTAGTTATGTCCAAGTCGTTTAGAATAAACTGTTTTATATTTGTTCCAGATATATTCTAAGCTTGTGTTCTTTCTAGGCATGTCGTGCAAAACCATACCGGGCTGCGATGTACCGTCAGCAATAATCTTCAAAGCTCCAGTACACTTTAACGCCTCAGCAAAGAACTTAAAAGCAAGCTCATCAGTGCAGCCTGTACCGTGCCACTGTTGCCACAGATCTCTTTCTTTGTGGAACATCTGCAAAGACTTAGTGATTACTCTACCACCATTCTCAATATCTAAAGACCTAGTGTGCTTGGACTTGTACACTGCAACCTCACCACCTACAAAGACTTGAAGATTTGTACAGGCAAACTGAATCGCAGCAGCACTAATCATGAAGGGCCATGTCCCATCGAATGAGGATATAGATAGGAGGCTCAGGGAAGCGTTGTCACCGTCTGAAGTCTTATAGGTATGCTCAGGTAGTCTGTACTGTACGAACGTCCTAGATCCATCGTGTGAAGTCCTAATAGTTTCTTCCATGTTGTTGATCGACAAGTCAGAACGCTCAATAATATTGCGAGTAACATCTATCATATGTTTAGGTGCTACTGGCTTGTATCCATGACCATGTACACCTAACTCTTGACCAGTATCTGTACGATAGATAACAGACTTGGAGCTAGGAAACTCAGTGCCATCATCATCAGCAAAATAAACTAAGGGTGCAGAAGCGATATCAAAGTCAGCTGAACCATAACCTCTCGACTTGATTGTGTTTAACGCAGTGTTGTTAGCAAACATCGGTGTAATGTTGTTCATTTTATTTCTCCAATATTGTATTTATGTGTTGACATAAGTTTTAAAGTTGTTAAAATACTTTAAAGTCCTTCAACATTATCTTCTAAAGGTTGTTCATAATCATCTTTAACATCTTTAAAGTTGATTGAATCTTCAAAGCATTTAAAGCATAAATCAGTTTGTTCATTATGTTGTTTAAACATTGTTAAACATCCACCGCATTCATAGTTAATAACTACCTCAACAGGTGATATGTCCACAACTTTCTTGTCATAAGGCTTATACATGCCTGATTTCTTGTTGCTTTCTGCATATTGCATAGCCTCTTCAGCGTTTTCTGCTGCTACATCTATGAAGTAACCGCTTACTTCGGACATTAGCACCTTATAAACTTGTATTGGCTTCTCAATATCTATCTGCATCTTCAATTTATCTGTCATTGTTCACTCCAGTTATCAATTAAGGCTTAATTGTATATTATATTAAGCATTTTATACAGTATGTGCTATCAATTTCCTTCGCAACCAGCTATCTGAGAACACATCTACCTCGCTTTCTAAGGTGCAAGGCTCCCTTGTATAGACAGGTTTCAAAAAATCGTTATCAATTGGCGGGTTTTTGTATCTAGATCTACGATTATTTAAACATTTAACAGAAACACCAGAGACTTCAGAGTATTTTTGCATAGAATAACTAACTCCGGGTACTAGTGGTGGCATATCACCATAGAATTTGTAGTGTTTTTTGTTAGTTGGGTTCATTAGCAGCTCCTAAAAAAGTAATTATATAGAATGGCCCGCCACGCTGACCAATTTTATGTGCATCTTCTAAGGTTTCAGCGTACTGAGTACAGCCAAACTCACTAAAATCTATTGCCCACATATCTTTATCGCTCCATTGTTACTTTAAATTCTATTTCATCTAGGACACACCTAACAATCCGCTCAACCTCATAAGAATCTATGTCACCTAAGTCAGCCCCCACTAGTGCTGTGTCCACATAGTCTTTTACCATGTCTTCTATGCCAGATAGCGCATTGTCAATAGTTGTTTCTGTTGCATCGGCATCTGCCTTGTCTTCTATCGTACATTCTAGCTCAGATATTCTGTACTCAAAGTTTTCTAAGGCCTGCTCTGCTTCGGCTACATCAAAGTCTAAACCTTCTGTATCATTAAGTTTTTCTATCCAGCCTCGCTGTATTTCAATCATGTCGATAGCTCCACACAATCTCCGCTCTAGTTCAGCAATCCTGTTAGCATCCCGGATCTGTAAGCCTTCAAGCTGGTTAGTTTTAGCAATAATCTTCTCGTCTAAGTAGCGGTCAAACATTTCAAATAATTTATTCATTTTATTTTATCCTTTAATAATTTCAAAGATGTATCGGTTTTCTTCGGCTTTGTAAAAAGTATAGCGGCCTTTGCAATAAGCATTTGCAGCGGCAGTG